CGTCGCTTTCGAGGATGCGAATGTGGTTGTCGATGCGCCGAATCGCCCGCTGGTACGCCTTTTCCAGTGCCTTGATGGTCTCCTGCTCATCATCCAGCATGGCTTGCAGGGCTTCCTTCTCGCTCTTGCGCATACGTCCTCCGTCAATACGTCCACTTTTTCCCCACAATGAACTTTTCCAGCCCATACCGCATGGCGTCCATCAGGTGGTTGAAGTCGTCAATGGGGCCATCGAGCATCTTGCCGAACTTATCTTTGTCCCATGTGTAATTGCTGATTTCCGTTATGAAATTCGTGCAGCGCGGGTGGATGATGATTTCGAGATTTTGAATCCACTGGATGCCGCTGCGGATGCTGTCCGCGCCTTTCGCCGCGCTGTGTACGCGCAAGCCCATGCAGCGCAGCTCAGCAATGGATTTCGGCTCTGCGCCGTCGGCGGTGATGTTCACTTTGCCGTAGCCCATCGCCGTCACGCGCTTGGCAATCATGTCGTTCGTCAGTCCCCGTTCGTACAGCTCATCAAACACATACAGGCGGCGCGCCGGAATGTCCAGCAATCCGCAGAAGAATGCCGTCGGGTCGTTGGTGAAGCCGAAGTCCAAGCCGAACACGGATTCAAGGGTGTGCGTCCGGCTGATTTCCGCCGGGTCGAACGGCGCTTCCTTCCAGTTCTCGTAGATGAGCCCGTCCACAATGCCCCACTCACCAAGCCCGGCGACATTGTAGCGGCGCGGGTTCGTCGCCTTCATCCGCTCAAATAGGCGCAAATCCTGCTTGTCCAGCCACTCGTTGCACTGGTAGTTCGTTGTGATGGCGAGGATGTCCGGGTCTTGCACATCGAAAAAGCGCGCTTTCAGCCAGTGCTTCTGATTCCACGGGTTGAACGTCAGCGTGATTTGCTTGAACAGCGGCGGTGCGCATTCGCCGCGGATGGATTCATCCAGCGTGTTGAAGTCGCTCTCGTTCATGATTTCGTAGGCTTCTTCAATCCACACCCAGCACAGCACGCCGCTCTGCGCGGTGATGGAGGTCAATTTCAATGGATCATCCATGCCGCGAAAGTAGATTTTCTGCCCCGTCGGCTTGTAGGTGATTTCCAGCGGGCTTTCCTTCCAGCTCCAGAACGCCTCCACTTGCAGGCGGTGAATCGCCCAGAGAAGCTGTGTGAAGCAGCTGTCGCGCAAGGTGCGGTACGTTTTGCGGATGACCAGCAGGTTTGCGCCGGGGTACTTCATCATGCGGTAGATGAAATTCAGCGCCGTCGTGGTGCTTTTCTTGCTTGCGCGGCTGCCTTTGCACACGCGGTAGCGCCCCGTGAAGCGCCAGAACGCGCCGTAGCCGCGCCCGACGACATCCGGCAGGTAGATTCGCGGCTGATTAGTCGTCAAGCGCATCCTCTCCCGCCAAAATCACCGGCAGGCTGCCCGACACATCCACCCTGTCCGTGAACAGCCCGTAGCGCTTGCCCAGCAGCTCCGCCGCCTTGTTCGCGTCGCACAGCCGTGCAGGAATCTCGACGACCTTCGGTTCTTCCTTCTTCGTTGTGCGCCGGGTGGGCTTGCTGCCGCCCTCGCCGGGGATGACTTCCGTCTTCTCCTCCATGCACGTCACGACGACAAATTCCTTCATCTCCCGGCGCATCACCGCCGTCAGGTATTTCAGCACTTCGTCCTGCTTGGCAATCAGCGCATCTTCCTTTTCGTCCATGCGCTTTTTGATGTTTTCAGTCACCTTAGGTTTTGTGAGGTTTTCTGCCGCAATCGCCGCCGCTGTTTTCGGGGAATATCCGGCGCGGATGGCGGCTTGCGTCGCGTTCAGGTCGATGAGGTACTCGTCGCAGAAGCGGCGCTGTTTCTCGGTCAGTCCAGCCAAGTCCACCATCCTTTCTGGAATGCGGAATGAGGAATTGCGCCTCCACACGCGGGGCGCAGCGAATTCGGGGCACAAAAATACCCGGCGGAGACTGGCGCGTCCGTCGGGTGAGGTGATTGGAGGTTTCCATGTGCAGTATAGCATGAGTGGGGTGTGAAATACTATGATATTCTATGCACACATCTGCAGTAATGGCAAGAAAAAAATCGCCGCAAGCTGGAACTTGCAGCGACTGTGAAGCTCTTCAGTGGCATCGCGTTGCTGGTTAGCGCCCTCGCAGCGTTGATTATTTCAATCCACATTCTCCGTGAAGAGAACGACAGCGAACATTTACATGCTTCACCCTTCGATTGTACCATACGGCAGGGCAGGAAGTCAAGCAAGCGACAAGCGTTCACGGTTTCATTTCATGCAGATTGAGCGAAAAATCGTGAAAATCTTCATTTCGTCTCTTGACACAATATGTTTATTGCGGCACAATAGTACATGAAAGGAGTGTCATCATCATGTGCTACAACCCGTCTAATCCCCCTGTCGAAAGCATCCCTGCCCTCATCAAGAGCAAGCGCAAGGAGCGCGGTCTGACCCAGCGCGCCCTTGGTGAAATGTGCGGCTATACCGGCGCAAGCGCTGAACGCGTCGTGCAGCTGTGGGAGTACGGCAAGCAGTCCGTGCCGCTGGAGCGGATGCGCACCGTTGCCGCCGCGCTGGGAATCCCGGTGGATTTGCTCGTGCCGTGAGCCTCCACCGGGCGAAAAGTTTCCCTCAAGTTGGAAGAACACGCGGATTCTGGCAAGGCTACGGAAGAAAACGCGTAAGCGCGGGTCGCTCCCCGCGTGGGGGGATTGAAAAATATCGCACACTGTTGCCAATGTCGTATACCCATAGTCGCTCCCCGTGTGGGGAGCGTGGATTGAAACTCACCTCCACGCCGCATCAAGCGTCTTTTTCCGCGTCCAGCACCTTTTGAAACGCCTCCAGCGCCTGCCCGTGCAGGGAGCAGACGTGCCGCCACGAGTAGTTCATCTCGCAGGAAATCTTCTCGAACGTCTCAAACAGCAGATACCGCCGGAAAAGCACCGTGTAATAGCGGCGGTCGCTGACTTTTTCCAGCTTCGCCGCGATTTCGCGCTTCTTGTCCACCAGACGGTCAATGTCCCGGTTGATTTCGGCTTTCAGGTCAACAATTTTCGCCACCGCATCCGCCAGACGATCCGGCGCGCCGCCGCCCCCAGACACGCCGTCTTCCCGCAGGACGGGCGTGATGCGCGTCGCCATGTCCTGCAATCGCGCCGCGTCCGCCAGCTTGCAGGTGATCCGCTCGTCGAGAAAACGCACCTGCGACAGATACTCTTTTGCCCGCATCGTCCGCCCCTCCTGAATCGCCTGTCAGCACCGCCAGCCGCCATTTCGCTTTTTCGGCGGATTTTCGGCTTCCTCCACCGTCTCCGGCGGATTCTCCGGCAGATTCTCCGATGCGTTCTCCGGCATATCTGACGTATTCGGCAGATTCTCTTCTGCCACGCGCTGGGCTTCGAGCAGATAGTCGTCGCCACGCTGGGAATACACCGCGTTCCTCGCTTGCCCCATGCCGTACACAGGGATGCGGCGCACCCGGCAGTCATCCACCGTCGTCGCCTTGCGCAGGGCGCGGATTGCCGCGTCCACCGCCTCGTATTCGCGGAAATTCACCGCCAGCATATGCTTGCGAAGCCACGTCAGCTGCTCCAGCGCGTAGTTCTTTTCTGCCAGCGTCAGCGCCGTGCAGGGGTAGAGCGGGTCGGTGCAGGGGGATTGGTTGCTCATGTTGCTTGTCCTCCACGGTTCAGTGCTGCTTCCAGCCGATTGGCAATTTCCATCGCCGCGTCACGGAAGCGCACGTTGTAGCTCTGCGGAACGTAATACGGGCAATCCGGGCAGCGCTGATGCTCGCGGCAGACCGCGTTCGCACTGCCCATGCACCGGAAGTAGCGAATCAGCTGCTCCGTTGTCATGTCGTTTGCTTGCATCAGCCGTCAGCCCCTTCCTCGCTGCCATCCGGCATCTGCTGATGGCGGCGGCGCATCTGTGCCAGACCCTGCTGCGCTTTTTCGCGGTCGCCGGGCTGTCTTCTCTCCACCACGTCGCGCAGATAGGCGTATTCGCCCACCTCGTCCGCCGTCCGAACGCCCGCATAGTGCCAGTCTTGCAGGAGCGTCAGCACATACGCCATCGGGGACTTCGCGCCCGTCGTGGCGGCGCACCGGACGGCTTCGCGCAGCACTGTCAGCGGCATTTGCAGCACATCCGCCGCGGTGGAGAGCCGCTGCACCTGCGCCGGGGTGGGCAGCGCACCGAAATCAGACCGCCAGATGGCAGCAATCTGCTTATCGCGCGCGCCCGCCCGTACACGCGCGTTCCGCTGCGGTGTATTCCTCATTCTCTTCTTCCGGGTAACCCGTTTTCCCTGTTTGGTATTCTCTTTCCGTATAGTTTGGTACTATGTTACCGTTCTGAAAGTGCTGCTGTCCACTGCATATTTTCCAATTCTTCATGGAAAGCTGTGGAGAGGAAGCATTCATGAAAACAGGCATGGTTTTGCTCGCTGCTCCCGTCGCGTCTGCGGACGCGAAGTTGTTACTTTCTGTTGCGACAAAAAGTAACCAAAGAACGCCCAGAGGGGGGCTGCTGAATGTCGAGTCTGGGCGGCAGCCCCCTC